TGAAAGAAAAGGAACAACACGTAGCGCACCTCAAAGAGATGGTAGCCTCAGAGGAACCACCAGAGCGTGGCTTCGATCCTGTTCCTCAATCAACTAAGAACCCTAAAGGTAACAAGAAGCTTACCACTACATGTTCTTACTGTGACTTTAAGAAGGAGTGCTACCCTGGACTACGTAAGTTTATTTATTCTGATCGTCCTGTTTTTCTAACAGACATTGTCAAGAAGCCAATGGTTCCTGAAGACTTGGAGTTTGCTGGTGGCCTACAACAAGAATAGATTCAGAGGAATACAGGCTGGGTATCGGTCAGGTCTTGAAGAAGACACGGCTGCTTACCTGAAGAAAAAGAAAGTCAAGTTCACCTACGAGAAAGAGAAGATCAAATGGGTGGATCTGAAAGTAAGAACCTACACGCCAGACTTTGTACTAGCTAACGGTATCATAATAGAAACTAAGGGCCGCTTCATTTCTGTAGATAGACGCAAACATAAAGAGATCAAGAAGCAGTTCCCAGAGTTAGATATTAGGTTTGTCTTTGATAATAGTAGAGCTAAGTTATACAAAGGTGCTAAGAGTTCTTATGGGGACTGGTGTAAGAAACACGGATTCAAGTACGCTGATAAAGTTATACCTGATGAATGGTTAGAGGAGACAGAAGATGAATGACCTATTCAAACCAGAGGTAGAGATCCTACAGATTAAACGTGGTCCCTACTCAGATGATGAAGGACGGATATGGAATCTCTGTCTTGCTCGATGGTGTTCAACTGGTGAGCAGTTCGAAGAAGAATACTTTTACAGTTCAATGTCAGATGCGATAGATGATATATACAGACTAGATAAGACTGGGCCTTTCGTAATTGACGCATATGGAAATACCAAAGAAGATATCCTAGAGAAAACTAGAAAGGTGGTAGAAGATGTCTACTAAAACAGCAATCGTATTTAGTTGCGCTCACTCAGATCCAAGTGTTCCTAATGACAGGTTTGATCTATTAGGTGAATTAATATATGACATCAACCCTACATACGTGATTGACCTAGGCGATGGTGCCGATATGAAATCACTTAATAGCTTCGACACCAGATACCCAGAAGCTATTGTCTCACAGAACTACGAGAAAGATGTGGAGCATTATAATGAAGCAATGGATCGCCTACGTAAGAAACCTAGTGTCAGGAAATATAAGAAGCCGTTCTGGATTGGGTTTGAAGGAAACCACGAGAATAGAGTTAAGAAAGCTATCTCACATGATCCCAGACTACAGGGAGACAAGTACGGGATATCCTTCGGGCATCTTCAAACGGACCACTGGTTCGACGAGTACCATGAATACCATAACTCGGCCCCCGCAATCGCTGACTACGATGGTGTCTCATATGCTCATTTCTTTTCTAGTGGTAATTTTGGGACAGCTATGTCTGGCGTTCACCATGCTTATACCCTCTTACAAAATAGGAATCATTCTTCCACTTGTGGTCATAGTCACAAGCGGTCTATGTACTTTAAAGATTCTGCACACCCTAATCCGATTATCGGGCTGGTGGCGGGCTGCTTCAAGGGCGGCGAGGAAGGATGGGCTGGACAGTCTAATCTAGAATGGTGGAAGGGATGCATAATTAAACGTGAGATAGAGAACGGTGTGTACGAACCAGAGTTTGTATCTTTAGATAGATTAAAGAGAGAATATGGTTGACCTGTACAACAATAAGAATATAACTAGGGATTCTGACTATGAAGTTTGAGGTAAGACTAAGTCTGACAGTTGACCCAGATGCTAACTTCATCGAGGCTGATTTGTCAGATATGGAAAGAGTTATAGAAGAACTTATTTCTATAGCTATATATGATATAGACGATGTGATATTAGAGGAGTGTGAAGTAGAAGAATGCTGAGTGGAGATGACTTAGAGAGTTTTGGTTACTACGATAACTTTGGAGACAAAGAGACTGTAGACCCAAAGGAATACTCTCAGTGGGTAGAGAAGAAGATACTTACTGAAGATCAGGAACGCCTGATAGAAAATATCCTTGGACTCGTGGGAGAGACAGGAGAGGTAGCAGAGAAGGTCAAGAAGCTTATGCGGGATGGTACTCGTTTCGCAAATGAAGAGATCTTACATGAGCTAGGTGACGTGTTATTTTACACTACCGCATTAGCAAATCTATACGGACAGGGTTTGCAAGACGTGATGAAATTAAACATCATGAAGCTAGATGACAGACAAAGACGTGGAAAATTAAAAGGATCGGGAGACAACAGATGAAAGATATGACAGCACAAGACCAACAGTACGGACCAACACTACCTATCTCTGAAGAGATTCACGCAATGAAGTACCGCTCGAAGGGCGAGACATTTCGTGAGGCAATGACACGTGTAGCTGAAGCTCTTAAGGATGACGAGGCACACTTCAATAACTTCCGTAACATTCTATACAACCAGCGTTTCCTACCTGCTGGACGTGTACAGTCTGCTATGGGTGCACCTCGCCGTGTAACACCTTATAACTGCTTTGTGTCTATGACTATTGAAGATAGCATGGATGGTATCATGGAAGCTGCAAGACGTGCTGCAGAGACTATGCGCTTGGGTGGTGGTATCGGCTACGACTTCTCTACTCTGCGCCCACGTGGTACGCTCATTAAGTCTCTGGACTCTAAGTCCTCTGGTCCTCTTTCTTTCATGGGTATCTTTGATGCTGTGTGTAGAACTATTGCTTCTGCTGGTCACCGCCGTGGTGCACAGATGGGTGTCCTGCGGGTAGATCACCCAGACATCGAAGAGTTTATTACAGCTAAGAATAACAGCACTGAACTAACACAGTTCAACATCTCAGTGGGTGTGACTGACGAGTTCATGAAAGCAGTAAAAGAAGACAATGATTTCAACCTTAAGTTCAAGGGACGCATTTATAAGACTGTAAGTGCACGTGCTCTATGGGATCAGATCCTTCGCAGTACATGGGACTGGGCTGAACCAGGTATCTTGTTTATTGATCGTATTAATAAGAAGAATAACCTTTGGTACACTGAGACTATTGCTGCTACGAATCCATGTGGTGAGCAGCCACTACCACCTAACGGTGCATGTCTACTAGGTTCATTCAACCTGACACGCTACGTAGTAGAACACGATGGTAAGTTTACTTTCAATACGAACCAACTACGTAATGATATTCCTCATGTCGTAAGAGCTATGGATAATGTCGTAGATAGAGCAACTTACCCACTAAAAGAACAAGAGGAAGAAGCTAAGAGTAAAAGACGTATGGGTCTTGGTGTCACTGGTGTAGCAAATGCTATCGAGGCACTAGGTTTTGAGTATGGTAGTGAACGTTTCTTAAGAACTCTTGAAGAGATTATGGGAGTTATTAGGGATGTCGCATATACTACAAGTGTTTCTCTTGCTTTGGAGAAAGGTAAGTTTCCTCTCTATTCTGAAGAGTATCTTGACTCTGACTTTGCTAAGTCTCTGCCTGATGATATTCGTGATCTCATTCGCAAGCATGGCATTCGTAACAGCCACCTTCTATCAGTTGCGCCAACAGGAACTATCAGCTTGTCAGCCGATAACGTATCCTCAGGAATCGAGCCAGTCTTCAGTCATTACTACGATAGAACTATCCAAACCTTCGACGGACCAAAGGTTGAGCGAGTAGAAGACTATGGCTACCGTGTGTTTGGTGTGAAGGGTAAGACTGCAGATGAACTATCAGTGTTTGACCATGTCAAAGTTCTGAATGTGGCATCACGCTTTGTGGACTCAGCTTGTTCTAAGACTTGTAACACAGGTGATGATGTAACATGGGAAGAGTTTAAGCAAGTCTATATGGATGCCTATGATGGTGGTGCCTCAGGCTGTACAACGTTCAGGGCTGCGGGTAAACGCTACGGTATCCTTAACGCATCTAACTCTGAGGATGTAGCAGAGGAGCCTGTAGTAGAGGAAACTCAGGACTACGTAGAAGAAGGTGGTGCTTGTTACTTCGATCCTGCAACTGGTCTACGTCAGTGTGAGTAGGAACCGTAGGAAACAAGTAGGTTCTGTTGAGTCACCCTGTGTATTAGTCTGTCGGATAGAAGATGGCTACTGCATAGGGTGCCAACGAACAGTAGATGAGATTCGTGACTGGATTATTATGTCTGAGTACGAACAAAAGAAATTAGTACATGAGTTAAAATGGAGAAGAGATGTACGTGATGCTAACCACTAGCCAATGTAACTTCTGTGATAGTGCAAAGGCTCTACTAAAGGCTAAGAACATTCAGTACGTAGAGTACAACATCCAGTCTAAGAGTAGTAAGTGGCTGCTGTATTTATTGAAGAGGTCTAGCATCACGACAGTCCCTCAGATCTTTGACAACGAGGGTAATTATATTGGTGGTTATACAGATCTAAAGGAACTGCTTACGGATGGATGACTTCCCAGATAAGCCAAGAAGAACTAGACGTAAGACTAACTATAAAAACTCTGACAAGAAGCAGACATCTGGGCTAGTCCCTAAGACAGATAACCAGAAGCTTCTTATAGATGCTATGAAAGAGTACAGCCAAGTCTTTATTCTAGGTCCAGCAGGTACTGGTAAGACTTACGTGGCTGCTACCTATGCTTCAGATCTTTATACCTTGAAAGAGATAGACAAGATTGTAATCACCAGACCACACATTGCTGTTGGTAAAGACATAGGTTTCTTACCGGGAACTCTTGAAGAGAAGACTTACCCTTGGGCCTTACCTGTTCTTGATGTCCTACAGAAACACTTAGGCAAAGGTGCAGTAGAGACTGGCATCAAGAATGATAACATCGAGATGGCACCTCTTGCATTGATGAGAGGAAGAAGCTTTGACAATGCTTTCATTATAGTTGATGAAGCCCTGAACATTACAACCCACGAGTTAAAAATGTTATTGACTAGGGTAGGTGAAGGGAGTACAATTGTGCTCAACGGTGATGTTCAACAATCGGACCTGAAGGAAGCTGATGGTTTATCTAAGGTTATACATCTAGCTAAGAAACATATGCTTCCTGTACCAGTCATTGAGTTTGGCGTAGAAGATATTATTCGTTCTGATATCTGTGCTCAATGGGTAAAGGTCTTCATGAAAGAAGGTGTGTAATGAATGAGGTATGTGTTAAGTGTGGGTGTTACCTAGACGACAAAGGCCATTGCCACGAGTGTACAGGTAACCTGATAGAAATGATTGGTAGGAGTGAAATGCAAAACAAGAAGTATGATCCAGTAGATAAACCCGTGCACTACAACACTGGTGGCATTGAAGCTATTGATGCTATCATGGCTGCTACCAATGATCTAAGCGAGGGTTACCTACAAGGAAACATCTTAAAGTATGTGTGGCGTTATAGGTACAAAAATAAAATAGAAGACCTTAAGAAAGCACGTTGGTATCTAAACAAGTTAATTGAGATCTATGAGCGTAAGTGATACAAAGAGGCCAAGAGGTAGGCCACCTAAAAAGAAAACCCTTGAGCAGGAAGCCCAAGAGTTTCTACAAAAGGAAAGAGAAGTGATTCCC